CTCCATTAACTATTTTAATAGTGAACTTGGTAACCTCTACCTTGTTGTCACATTTCTCGCAATACATATCCATAGTAATTATTTTTTATTAGTAAATGCATTCATAATTACTGATAAAGATAATACAGTTGATATTATAATTATAATGTTTCCAATCATAATTGTTTCTTTATTATTTCAAAGTCAAGGGTAGAGTGACTTAAGCTCTACCTTTGACACTGACTTGCCTAGCACCCCTGCTAGGACTTTTCAATTTATGCCCAACTCAAGTATGGTACTCACTTATAAGTCTTTGTAATGAGGTTTTTGTTTGTTATGACTTAAAATCTTTAACTTATCTCTCTTTATCTTTATAGTAATCTCACTCAGATTACAATCTTCTATCATCATACTGAAGTGAGTTAACACCTCGAATACAGACTTGTCTCGAAACTTAACGGACATAGGTTGCCCATTAGGTTGTTTAGAATTTAAATCTGTTAAAGTTCCTTTATAATACATACTTAGCTTAATAAATATCGTTTGACATACACAAGTATATTGGATTTTCTACCTTAGTTATCTTTACTTCAATTTCTTTTGAAGAACTCTGTAGGTTTTTTAATCTTTTTATATACCTGTCACTACTATTTAATTTCTCTACATCTAAATCTGTAAACACTGTTTCGTGTTTAGATTCAGACCACTTCTTAGCAGGCTTTTTAATTCCTTTTAAATAACTTATAGTTCTCCACTTGTAATGAAGTATTCCAAAGTATATTGTTTTTTTCATAATTCTAAAGGGTTAAAATCAAACAATATGTACAGAACAAAATACAAACCAAAAATAAATTTATAAATCGTAAATAAAATACTTACTAAATTATAAAACACATCCATCTTAAAATGATTCCTCAGGTTTGTAGCTAGTGTAACTCTCTTTATAATCCATAGGATCACTAAACCTTGTGTATTCCTTCTTAAATTTAAGAGGTAAAGTACCAGTACCTATATTCCTACCCTTAGCAAAGATTAAGTCTACTAAGCCTTCAGTAGGTTTACCACTATCATCCTGCATGATACCATAGTATTCAGGTCTATATACAAGCATAACAATATCTGACGCTTGCTCTATCTCCCCACTCTCTCGAAGGTCAGATAGCGTAGGTCTTGAACCCTCTCTTCTATCCACACCTCTACTAAGCTGAGACAACGCTACGATTGTTATGTTTAATTCCTTAGCTATATTCTTAAGTTCACGAGCCACCAACGCTACCTCTTGCTCTCTAGAATGTCCACTACCCTTAACTAACTGCAGGTAATCAACCAATACAAACTTGACATCCTTAGTTATTACGTACTGACGTATCTTATTTAGTAGGTATCTAAGTGAGGAGTCCTTACACTCATCAACGTATAAATTAGTTCTTTCTAGCTTACCTATGGCAGTATTAACTCTTTTAAGTTCATCGTCTTGCAATGCACCCTTCATGATGTATCTATTATTAACTGAACTCTCCAAGGATACTAACCTCTGTAGTAACTGAGTATCTCCCATTTCGTATGAGAATACTGCTGATGGTATACCAGCCTTAGTACAATTGTAACAGAACGCTAAACCTAGTGATGTCTTACCCATAGAGGATGCACCACCTATAACTATAAAGTCAGTCTCCTGCCAGCCACCAGTAAATTTATCTATTGATTGAAATCCTGTAGGTATGCCTACCATATCATCTGAGGACATTCTCTTTTGTATGTCATCATGCAATACCTTAAGTTGTTTTTTAATGTCAGGTATATCACTACCCCTAACCTCTGATATTAATTTAACCTCAGATTCCATGAAGTCTAACATATCAAACAAATCATCTCCCCTATCTATTCGCTTAGTCATAGTTTCAGTTAGATTCTTTAGCCTAATTTTCTTATCTTCTTGGCTAAGGTATACTATTATATTGTTTGTGATGTATCCGTAATGGTCGCTTGAAATACATTCAGCCACCCTAACATCAACTAACGAGTCCTTTATTTTTGAAGAGATAGTAATCAAATCCACCTTATCTCCTACATCTAAATTAGATGATAATACTTTGTATATCCTTTTGTTTAAAGGGTCTTTAAATATGCTCTCAGACAACAAAGAATGATGGTCGTAATAATCTCTTGAGTTGCTAATTAATTTACCTAACAACCTATTCTCCATTTCTATATTATCTTTCATCTGTAACATAATTAGGCTTTACATATCTATTCTCTTTCTTCTTATCTATAATTATTTCATTATCCCACGCCTTATTTAGCAACCAGCTTCTAGGAGTTTTTCTGTATGCCTTATTGGGTGTAGACTCAACATATTTCTTTACTGAAGTAACAGCTTTTTTTATTTCCTCTAAGGATAATTTAATAAAGGTCATTTTAGTTTTATTGTAATCGTGTTTCTTATCGTACAGATTCCAAAATATTTCAAATGCTTTTTCTTTTCTTAAATCTTCTTCTGATTCTTTTTTCTGATTGTCTGTGTAGAACCTAAAGTCTTTAGCTGATTTTTCTCTAATAATATTATTGAATACATACAACGCTTCATACTCATTATTGTATATGCAGTCATAGTTCTTACCATTAATGTAGAAATTAATAGTTCTCTCATCTATATTTAGATGCTCGACTTTAGATATGTCGACAAGATCGTAATCTGATATTCTTACTAACATGATTTTTGGTTTTAAAAAAGAAAGGCTCATAGGTTTTATTCGGAAGTCTTACCTGCAGTAGCTATGATTATTAGAGTTTAACTGCTCTCACTCATGCCTATTCATTTATTGATTTATCGGTTTAAGGGTGTATATATACCCTTTTAAACTTATAAACTTATAATCTAGAATGGAAGTCCATCATCTACTGGCTCTGCTTTTTTAGGTTCAGGCTTGTAGGTATCAACTGCTAGGTAGTGTGTCTTACCATACTCGTTAGCACCATCACGATTCTTACAAACGTTTAACTTAATAAACTTGTCTCCATTGTACTCAAACATAAAATCTGATGCATCTTTACCCAACTTAGTTAGGTTTACAGAAACACTTACCATGTCTCCATCAAATTTTTCTACTCCGTTTCCAATGTAAATTTTTTCAGTCTTGCTCATTTTTGAGAATTTTTAAAATAATTACTTAATGCCTCCCTTTGATTTACTTTAATTATCTTGCATATCTTTCTGAAATCTTTAATTTTAAATTCCTCTGGATACTCAATATATTTATTTAGGGTAGGTCGACTTAACCCTAAATGCCTTGAAAGGAGTCCTATATTAATGTACTGCTCCTTTATTTTTTCTTTTAATGTCATAGTTCATGTATCTCTAGATGACTATCTACAGATGCTTCATTGTCTATGAAAAACCTCCTATAAGTTTCTAATAGCAATTTATACTCATCCCTACCTCTCTCAATAAAACTTTTACTACAATAGTATATGTTTACGTTGTAAGGCATCTCTTTCTCTTGAGTGATAAATATAAAGTCATCACAATTAAAACCATCTGAATAAAAGGCTGATTGCCTATCGTAACCATAACTTCTACACGAATGAGAGAACCCATTAAAGCTACCATCTCCAGTAGTCTTTAAGTCAACTAAAACACTATCATGTCTGTAGTCTGCCTTACCTTTGCAGAACACATCAGTATCATCATCTTGCCAAGCGTTAGCTATTTCTCTTTCTCCTTCAGCTACCAACAAATCCTTAACCTCTTTATGAGAGAATAAAACATCCTGCATACGCATTATCTTATCGTACTCCTTCTGTAGTATTATAGTGGGTGCATCTAAGTTATTAGCCTTAAATTCTTTATACCCCTTAGTAGTCCTTGTTGCTGAGTCAAATACAAGAACCTTTTGATTAAACTCATTAGGTTCAAGCATTGCAACATGGTAAGCTCTACCAAAGATCATTGGTAAAGTTTCCTTTCTAAGCTGAGGATTATCCCTCATTAGCTTATAGGTACGTACATCTTTCTTTATCAATCCCAACTGCGAGTTCGTAACAAACTCGTAGTCGGAATAATAGAAAGAGTCATCCTCTATCTTTTTTATGAAGCTATCTAAACTCATTAAGCTAAGGTGTTAGCTAGTTTTAATAACTTAGATAACTTATCTGACTGAGTCTTTGTAAGTGTATACCCACTCATTTTTTGCTCAACAACTGCACCCTTACCATCTTCTATAGCTTTTACCATCGCTTTGTATTGGCTATCAGATAGCTTAGACTTAGATGTAGCCTTCTTAACGGTTGGTGTACTGCTTTTTACTGCACCATTACCATCATCATCTCCAGTAACTACACCTATGACAGATGCTAAAGCATACCTTCTTGCGTAAGAGATAGCTGAACCTACACCATGTGCATCTTCCTTAGATGGAATGTACATGGTAGATGAGATAAACTCTCCACTTGAATGTGATAAGATTGTTGTTAGCCCACCAATATCTGTAGGCATTTGAAGTATTGCTAATTCGTTATCAGCTAATAAGCTACGAACAGAATCCCAAACTGAGCCTAAGTCTGCGTAATTTGACTTAAAGAAAGGATTCTTTGAATTTTCTTTAGCAGGTTTTAATTGAGCCTGTACTTTAGACAAGGCAAGGGTTAGCTTACCTATTGTTTCAGATTTCTCCATGATTTTTGATTAGTTTAAATTAAATTTATTTTACAAATATAGTAAATTATTTTTACAAAACAACACTACAATAATAATTAAATACCCATGATTTCAAATGGAATCCCATCAGGCAATATTCCATCTATAAGTTCATGTATACTCATAACAAACTCATAATCATAATCTTCTGAGTCTGCATCAAGCACAAACATAAATATCAATCCATCCTTGCTAGGAGCAATAAACACATTAAGTAGAGGCTCATACCTACTAGAAGGTAGGTCGTTAGTTATTGTCACGCTATCCGTATCACTATAGTACATATAACCAACCGATAAATTTTTTAAAGACTTAACTAAGTCGGAAATAAATGGGTGTTTGTTAGGGAAAATACTTGGTGATAGTGAATGATTTATACCACTATTTTCTATAATTGTTTGCAAAGTTTTCATCTCTAATCTCATACCCTAATATTACAAATTCACGATAAGTTAATTCTTTTTCTAGTAATCTTTTGTAATCAATATGATTAAATTTAGATTCTATGGAATTAAATAGACCAACAATTCTCCTTCTAGTAAGTGAAGGAGTGCCATGATAATACTTAGTATTCTTTAAAGACTTACACAGATCTTTAGTGTCTTCAAGTATAGGCTTAATATACTTTCTCTTTATCCTTGACATTAATTTGTACTCAAGGCACACGTTTTTATTTTCATCCCCATAAATGTATAGCCTTGATGTCTGCCCTTTTAATGCTAATTTTGTGTTTATATCTTGCATAATTAAAAAATTAAATCATCCATACACCATATAGGTGTTTTATCTCCAACGTATGCACCTAGTACATTAAAGTCCATATGTTCTACACATTCCAAATGACTCATGCCATCTCGTTCCATAAGTATTTCCACGCATTTAACGTAGGAATATATAATTCGTAGTGAATTATTCTCACAACCTATAACTGCGTCATCAAAACCATCAGCTATTAAAAACTGATGTTCATCTCCGTAGTTTTCTATAATTGCCTCCAGCATTTCTTTTCCTTTACCTTTCATTGCTATATTACTTCTACTTTAGTGTATACCTTAAAAACATCCCAATAATCTCCTATGTGTGAGTGTACCTCGTTATCCTCTCCTACACACACCATAGTTCTACCACCACTTTTGTAATCTAAGAAATCAAAGTGTTGTTTTTCTTGTATAAAGGAATCTATCTCCTTTACATCATCATATTCAGCATACCATTTAAGAGAAGGTGCCTCGTATATTACAAGGTCTATTGAT